AACTGGTACCATGTATATAAATATGTTGTTAAAAATTTTTCCTAAAAAATATCTGAAACAGAAGAAGCTGAAGGAACAGGCCGCTACCACTGGCGGATCAGTTTATTATTAGTGAGAGATATAGTGGAGGCTTAAGTTCTTCATAGCTTGTCTATGGAGAGATTAAGGTGTAACATATCTATATCCTCAGGGAGGGAACCGTATGGTGACCGATATAGAACTTGTAAAGTTCTTATAGATGCTGTGAACCAGTCTGAATCAGTGCCACTAAAAACCCCCCCCATCCAGCATGCTAGGACCATAAGTTAGATGGAGGTTGAGGGGATGCCTGTGTTAACCATCATGTTATGTGAAAAACAAACGCGTACAAATAGCGCTCGGTAGTGGTGGGACCTTAGAGGTATAGCTGGTTCTGACATGCATAACTTCAGCGAACACTACCTATTTGTCCCATGTGGTAGCCAAGTTGGATGGCTAATGTTGGTCATTGTACCTGTTGGGTTGGTCATTGAACCCGTATAGATTGTTATCCTCAACCTATAATAGATCCTCTCGACCTATGTTATAAGTATATCACTGAGAGGTTTCCATGTAAAATAAATTGTGGTAATTAAATAAAAAAATAACGTAGTTAATTGTATACAATGGTATAGTATAAGTTATAATATTAATAGGTCATGAGGATGTGGCCGATATAAAAAAGGAAATATAAAATGTTAAGTTATAAAGAGCTGGAAAGAGAAAAGAGATTATTAGATAATGAGGAAAGGAATGTGTTGAAGGCGATGAATAATAAAAGAGATTATTATGAGATGATGTTTAATGAGGATAGTAAAGAAGAGAGAGGAAAGTTAATAGAGATTAGAAATGAGAAGGAGAAGTTGTATAAGAAAAGAGAAGAGAATATTAGTAAGTGGGGAAAGGAATGTGAAGGTAAGTTAATAAGGGTTAGGAATAAAAGTATTGGCTACTTTAATGTGGGTATGAAGAATAGTAGAGGAAGGATTAAGAGAGGAGAGGTATTAGTTTGTATGGGTAGTAGGAAGGAGAATGATAGAAGGTTATTGTGTATGTATGATGGTGGCTTGGTTAGTATAAGTAAGAAGCAAGTGATTAAAGATTGTGATGTAATGGAGGAAATATAAAATGCAAGAAGAAAGATGTGATGTATGTTGTGGAAATTATATAGCTATAACCTTAGCTAAGAGGTGTGTAGTAAAGTATAATGCCCTTCAGAATGATGGTGATAATTTATTGTTAGGCCAAGAAGATTTAGATTATCATGAAGATAGTATGCCTTGGTGTATTGATTGCTTAGGTAGAGAACAACCAGAAGATATGAGCCATGGAGATGGTAAGAGGATTGTATGTGTTGATGAGGTAGGTAAGTATAAGGTAGATGATTTGGTAGAGGTAAGGGATGTAATGGGTGGTATGTTTGATACTGATGTATGGGAGAATAAGAAGCATATGTCCGGGTTAGTTGTTGAGAAGATAGTGCAATGTAGTAGTGCGTATAAAGAATATGGCTACTATAATGTGTTGGTAAATAATAAAATAATGGCCGTGTATGATGAATGTATTAGGTCGTTAATGGAAAAAAGCTAAGGTCCATATATAATATCAGGGATGCAATGATGAGAGGATCTTTGATGGACTTAGATAATATGGATGAGATGGTGATAGAAACTTGGGATGGCTTTTGGCTATTGTGGTTACTGTTTGAAGATGATAAGATAGATGATATGATATCAGTAATGGATGGTGAATGGGAATGTGTAAACGTCCCGTATTACCTTGAGGGTATCAATTGATGTTAGCCTATATGAATAGGTGGACAAGGAGAGAGGATAGCTTAGAGAGGACACAGGGTAGGCGGAATGGTATGATAGATGTAGGCCCTAGATGTAGAAATCAGGGACGGCATAAAATAAGAAATGCTAAGGACGTATAAGCTATGAGACATATAGGTAGAGGGTACAGGGAATGTGCTAAGTTATTAAAGGAATTAGAGGGGACGGACACAAGCGTATCGTCTGTTACTATAAGGAATATAGAGAGGAGAGCTATGAAGAAGTTGAGGGACTATGTTAAAAAAGAAATGTTTCCTTCAGTCTCTCAGTTTGCTGAGCCTGACATGGATCAGTACGAATGGCAGTGTTGGCAGGAATACTTAATGAACCTGTGTTCGTATGAGAATGAACAGATGGCGGCTGAATTAGAATGTATAATTAGAGATAGTGTAGAAGGGAATGATGTGATAAGGATTGAGGATGAATAGGAACCAGGTGTTATATAAAAACATGGTGCACCGGGTGGTGGTTGGTGGTAGATGTTACAATATGTGTGGTCAGAGATTACAGCGGACTACCAGATTAGGGGTAGAATTGGTCCCTATGGGTGAGGAGACCTAGTTTCATGGCAAGTGAGAATAAGGATGATTGGCGGTATATAGGGTGTGATACGTGGAGACTGGATATACTTAGTGGTCACTATGATCCGGCAGAGGACATGGCCGAGGCGGTAGATCGTAAGAATAATAAATGTAAAAAACCCTTGAATGCGTGTGAACGAGAGATGGTGATGACTGATTGGTTGATGGACATGTTAGATGAGCGCCAATATAAAATAATAAATGGTTATGTATGGATGGGTAGGAGCATGGCTAGTATAGGAGAGGACCTCGGTATAACGCGGGTAAGGGTGTGGCAGATATATAAGGAGGTGCTACAGCTTATCAGGATACGGTGTGATGGGGATGATAAGGTTTACAAAAGGTTGTTTATAGGAGGGACTGATGGGACGAAGTGAATTAAAATATAGTTTAGGTTGTACTACTTAATGTATTGTAGTATAATATTAATAGGCTATAGAATTGGAGGCCTGTTATGTTTAAGATAGATGGAGAAGAGATAGTGTTTGAAGGACAAGGAACGACTGAGAACTGTATGATATGCAGTAGGACAGACAGCGGCGGTGTATGCTGGTGTTGTTGTAAAGAACTGTTTAAGACGCAAACATTTCAGGAAGTAGTGTTGCCTAAGTGGAGAGCTAAGTACGGTGTCGGTAATCGGTTGGGCTGTATACAGACAGAAGAGACGAGACGGAAGATCAGTGTAGGACAGAAGAAGAGATGGGATAGGATCAGAGCAGAGAAGAAGGCGATGACAGAAGCGTTATCAGGCTTTGATATCAGTGACGGCTATGATGATGTGACATGGGGAAATAAATGAGGGAAGTAAAAAACAAAAAGACTTGTAAACATTATAAGGAGATAAGATGAATACAAAAATGAAGAGAGCTATTAAGGCTCAGGATATAGAGCAAGTGTTATGGCAGTTATGTGTTGAAGCACTGGAAGACTTTGATCTAAGTAACAACTGTAAGATAGGTAAACAAACTTTCAGTAACCTGTTAAGCACGTTAAGCCAGATGGAGATGATGAAGAGGAGGAGAGCAGACAAGCAATGGGATCAGGATCAGGATGAGCAGTTGAGAGCAATGGATGATTGGTTAGGTGGAACGCTAAAGGTGGTGAAGTGAGAGGTGAGATAGGAATAGGAATATTGGAATGTCGGTTGACGACATTGAATATTGAATATTGAGATTGGGGAATAAGGGGAATTGAATATTATTATTAAGAGATTAGGGGAGGAGGGAATAAGGTATATTAGAAGTAGTAGTAGTAATAATAATAATACCCTCCTTCCAATATAATATATTATATAGTGGTTTAGGGGAATACCTTAAAAGATATATTATGAAATAATATATCTAGGCCCCCAAATAAATTCCCCTACTTTTCCACTTTTTGCCGTAACAGATTATGAAAAAACAAAACAACTTACAAGACATCTTCGACGACCCGGTGGCATTCATTGCCAGACTACAGGTCATAGGCAAAGACGGGACCATAGTACCCTTGCGTCCTACGAGCGAACAGATTAAAATGATTGAAAGCATGGTAGGGGGTGACGATTGTCTATTCCTTAAGCCACGTCAGATAGGTGCAAGCACGATAGTATCAGCATTCTTATTTTGGAAATGGTACACTAGCAAGGAGCCAATAACGGTCGCCATACTATCACACAAATTATCATCGGCAAAGCATCTACTGCACATGTACAAATTCTTTTATAGTAAACTACCATCACAACTGAGGAGAGAATTAGTAGTCGAGAATGCAACTGAGCTAATCTTAAAAGATACCGGTGCAAAGATAATGGCAGTATCCGGCGAGGCGTCTGGAGGACTACGGTCATTTACATGTAATAGCCTCCACATATCAGAATATGCGTTCACGCCGAACCCTGAGGAATTAAAGGCAACAGCAGTTGCTGCGCTTAACGGCAATCAGCTTATCATTGAATCTACGGCCAACCACTATGGTGATGCCTTTCATCGTGAGGTCCTTAAGGCTCAAAGAGGTGAGGGTAATTGGAACTTCAGGTTCTTTGGTTGGAATGAACATGATTCATACAAGCAAGACTATCCTATTACATATGAGCCAGTAGAACGTGAATACCAGGATAAGCATCAGCTAACACACGGACAGATGTACTGGCGGGATAACATGCTTGCACGTCTGGGGTCGTCTAAGTTCATGAGGGAATATCCATTGGC